GTAGCCATGTTCCAGCTGCCAGCCGATGCGGTGGTGCGCCTGGTTGCGATCGTGATCGATGCCCCGTTCGACGGTGCTCCGTCACTCTCGATCGGTGTGACCGGCGAACTGTCGCGTTACCTTGGTAGCACTCAGGTCGACCTGACCGCTGCCGCTGGTACTGTGTTTGAGGTAGACCCGGCCGCCGCAGCCGAAGCGACCGCCCAGGATCTGATCGCTACCTATTCGGCCGGCGGCGCAACACAGGGTGCTGCGCGCATGCTCGTCTCCTACGTGATCCCGAGCTAATTATGCGTTGGCTTAGTGACTTAGCAGGTACTTTGCGCACGTCGCTCAGCGTAGGTCGGGCGACGATCAGCGCCGCGTCGTTAACAGCGCCGCGAACTACCACACTGCCAGATAAAGATGGAACGCTAGCTACGCTGGATGACCTTACGGACGGGTTTGTCTCGATAGCCCGAATTAGTGCTAGTTTATCCAGTTCTACGGCTATTAGTGATGTTATACCTAATACCACTTCAGAACCGAGTAGCACAGACGGATACTTATTATTTACTCATGCAGCTGATACGTTCGTAGGTCAGACAGTACAAGTTCATGTCGATATCCCCTATATGCAGATAAGCGCGACAGGGTCTGTGATACTTACTGCGTGGGCTGATGGCGTCTTCTTGGGTATGTCTATATCGCGAGTAACTACTGGCGCTACTTCTGGGAATGGTATAAGCCTTCTGTGCGTTTTCCAGGCAGTAGGAGAGATTTCTAATATAAGTATTCGGTTGGGCGTCAGTTCGTCAGGCTCCTCGATAACTCTATACAATCGCTTTGGCACCTCTAGTCAGGCGTATTTGACCATTACTAAGTTCGGCCAAATAGCCGGCGTTCCTGAGCCGGGTATACCGGGAGACGTAGTTGTGAATCCGCGAGGACTGAAACGCCTCGCTGTTTTTGGTGATTCGGTCACTGCTAATAATTCCAGCTCCAGTTCTCGTGAGCGACTAAAGGACAACGGATATCTACCGTGGGCTCTACGCTTCTGCCAACAACGCTATTTCTTTCCGCAGGAGTGGAACTTCGGCGTAGGTGGCGACAACACGGCAGATTTCCTGGCACGTATTCAGACAGTCATCGACGCTGCACCACACATTGCTGTGGGCACTATCGGTGGCAACGACGTAACGCAGTCCATCGCCGTAGCAGACACGATCAACAACCTCACCGAGATTCTGGACCGTTTCGAGGAGGCGGGTATATTTGTCGTGCTGGGCAAGATTTACCCGAGAGGGCCAGCCACCACCTACACGACAGCGCACAGGCAGAAGGCGTCGACCATCAACAACTTCTTGCAGGCCGAGTCACTCCGTCGTCGCGGCTTCGAACTGCTGGACGCAAACCCGGATTTCGTCGATTTTACGGATACTAGCGGTCGCGGTCGCGCCAAGTGCCTGCCGGATGGTATTCACCCCGGAGTTTACGGCGCGTCGATACTCGGCCGGCGCCTGGGTGCGCTGCTTTCTGCACTGGAACCGGCCAGGCCAGATAACTTCACCGACGCGGGCAACGCTTACCACGCCACCAACAACCCTAACGGCAATCTGCTGCCTAATGGGTGCATGTTTGGTTCTGACGGTACAGTGGCCATAGGTACCGGCCAGATAGCTACCGGCTCTCGCATAGACGCGACAGGCAGCGGTCTTACAGTAGTGTGTGATGTAGCCAGTCAGGCTGTACCGGGTTCTTACGCTAACTCGAAAAATCGCACCCGCATCCAGATTTCCGGTACTGCGGGCGGGGCCGGACACCAGATAGTGTTCAAGCAAGATGCTGTCGCGATCCCGGTAGGTGCCACCGTGGAGGGTCTGGCTACCGTCAGAGTCAGTGGGCTAACCAATGCCCGCGCCTTGCAGCTGGATATCCGAGCGGAACATACTGGCGGAATATTGTACGCAGTGGATTGCGAAGTCGGCGACTTTGCCGGGACCAGCGGGGAGGCCGGGGAGATAGTAGCCCCAGCTAGTGGCGAGTTTTTCGATTGGGTGCTGCGTACGCCCAGAATAGTTGTGCCCTCGGGTACAACGGTTCTTAGTCTGCGCATCGCTACCGGTGCCGGACCATCACAAACTACTGCGATTACCGTCGAAATCTTCGATATGACTCTTCGCGTTGTTTCTTAGGCTGATATTCTATGCAGAACTCTGCAACGTCTGTAGGTCTAATTCTCGGACTGCTGTGCTTGTAGTATACGGCGCGCACCCTCACAGAAGTGAGGGTGCGCTTTTGGTCTACTGCTGAAAGTTGCGAGCAGCCAGGGAATAAAGGACTTCGCAGATTACGGAGTACTCGTTGTATTCAGGCAGCGCGCCTTCTTCTGCTTCAAGCGGGGCCTTTGATTGCGCGAAACTCATTGCTCGTCAGTATTCAGTGACATTCCGTAGCCCTCACAGAAGTGAGGGTGCGCCTCCTGACCCCCTGTAGGGTTCGCTCCGGACTAAACCTTGAAAGCAGACTTTGGTCATCGAAACCGACCTGAGTCTGCTGCATGCCAGCCCCAACTACCCGCACCGACAACTGGGCCAAGGGCGCGAACAACATCGCGAAACCTGAGCGGCTGCCTGCTGGGTTCGTGCGTGAGTTGGTGAACCTCGACCCTACCGAGGGTGGCCAGCTTGAAATGCGTGCGAGCCATGCGCGTGTGCTCGCTGCTGACGATATGCGCCTGGCTGTCTCGCTGCCGGGGCGGGTCGTGTACGTCGAGGGCGGCGATATCGGCTGCTACCACGCCGATTCCGACTCAAGCCAGGTGATTGGCAGCATGGCTGCTGATGGTGACATTGCTGGTGCTGTCATCAATGGCCAGGTCTATCTGAGCGGTGCGTTCGACAGTTTGCGAACGGACGGCAGAGAGGTTAAGCCATGGGCGGTGCCGGCGCCAGGGTTCGACGTTGAGTTGATCGCGGGCGCGCTGCCAGCGGGAATCTACAAGGTTGCTGTCACAGCGTTCGGCGCCGACGGCGAAGAGTCTGGTGTCGAGCCTGTCATATTCAGGCTCGCGGAAGGGCAGGCCATTCGCGTGATCAGTGATGACGCCAGGCCTCTAAGGGTCTACCTCAGCCCTGCCAACGGCGCGACTCTATACAGTCAGGGCCCGCTGATTGGCGGTGCAATGGCCGTTACTGGAGTCGATGACCAGACCGCAAGGCTCACTACTTCAGGGCTTGTGCCGTTACCTGCCTGCTCAATGCTGGCCGCATTCCATTCTCTGCTCGTTGGCGTGTGCGGCAACTACGTGGTTTTCACGGCTCCGATGACCCCGCACCTGATGGACCCGGTCACAGGGTTTTTGCAGTACCCGGAGCCACCGACCGTCATAGCCCCGACCGAGGGCGGTGTCTATGTGGTTGCTGACCGCACCTACTTTGTCACCGGACTCGATACCGGCACGCCGAGACAGGTGCCTGTGCTCGATTTGAAGGCTGTGCGCGGGTCTGCTGCACGCCTTCCGGATAAGCGAGTTGCTTGGTTCACCCGATACGGGATGGCGATCGGCAACTCGGCCGGCGAGATCTCCCTACCTAACCGCCAGACCTACGCGCCCGACATTGCGTGCTCGGGGGCTGCTGGCGTGCTTGAAAACAACGGCATTCCGATGGTGGTGACCACCATGCGTGGAGAAGCCAAACCGAACAACCTCGCCACGGGCGACTTTGCTGATCTGGAGATAGGCGATGCACTCTGACCATTTGAAAGTACTGGGCTTTCGCCATGAGCTGGAGCTCTACGACAAGGAAACCGGTCTGCTGGTTGCCCGTGAGGTGAAGTACAACCGTATTCCGCAGGCTGGTATCGATTTCCTCATTCAGACCCCGTTCGGCGACGTTGCCCCGGTACCGAACTTCTACTGCGGCCTGTTCCGAAACAACTTCCTCGCCGACGCGAATACCTCGGCCGCGGACATTCCTGCGGTGATGGGGGAGTTCGTTGAGTACAGCGAAGCCACTCGACCGATCTGGCAGCGTAGCTACAACGGTGCTGGTACTTACGACAACGTCGATGCCAAAGCCGTCTTCACGCCGACCGCCGACCGCACTGTCTACGGCTCGTTCATCGTTTCTAACCCCACCAAGGGCGCCAACTCAGGGCTGCTGCTGTCGGTTGTCCGCTTCTCTACCGCCAAACAACTGTCTGTTGGGCTCGAAGCCAAGCTGGTGTGCGGGCTTACCTACATTCCCACCAACGTGATCTAGGAGAACGATCATGATCAAGCTCAGTACCGGATTGCGCCAGGCGCTTGCAATCACTGGATCGCTCAAGGAAACCTTGGACGGTGGCCTAATCCGAATCTACTCGGGGGCTATTCCAGCATCCGCTGATGCGGCTCTCGGCGGTGCCGTGTTGCTCAACGAAATCAGTGCTGGGGGTAGCGGCACGCCGGTCACCTTCGAGGCGACTGCGCCCGGTGGAATTTTGGTGAAGAACGTCGCCGAGACCTGGGTTGGTACCAATGCTGCTGATGGTACTCCTACCTTCTTTCGCTATGTGTTGAGTGGCGATGCAGGTGATGCCAGTGCTTCTGC